GCGAAAGCTGGGCAATGGCTGGATCGCGGTTAAACTCGCAGTCGGCCTTGGTACAGCCTACGTCATAATCGTATCGGGTGAGCAGTGGATGCTGATTGCTCTGACGGTGTTCTTCTTCGCGCTGGCAGCCTGGAATTACCGTATCATTCGACGTTTCGGGAAGCTATAGTCACACCAAAGCACACCACACCAAAGCGGAAAGTTTAAAAATGCAGGCAGTGAATTCCAACTATAGCGCTCAGCTCAAGCAGCTCCCAAAGCTGCTGGTCATTGGCCATGGTCGACATGGCAAGGATTCAGTAGGGGAGATCCTGCGGAAAAACTACGGGCTGAGCTTTGTATCAAGTTCGGAATTCGCTGCCGAGAAGGCAATCTATCCGCTGGTGTCAGACATTTATGTGAACTGGCAGGAAGCCTACCTGGATCGACACAACCATAGGGACATGTGGTTCCACGCCATCCGGGCTTACAACCTGCGTCCCGGTCCGATGCTCGCTGAACAGATGCTCGAAGACCATGACCTATACGTCGGCATGCGTTCACGCGATGAGCTGGAGAGATCCCGGCACGTCTTCGATGCCATTGTCTGGGTCGATGCTTCGGAACGTCTGCCATGTGAACCAGGCTCCTCCATGGAGCTCACCAAGGAAGACGCCGACTTCGTCATCGACAACAACAAGCCCGAGTCGGAGCTCACTGGTTCCGTTGCAGACTTCTTGGTTCAGGCGAGGTTTGCCTGATGCACCTCGAAGAAGACCTGGAGCTTGAAGACCAGGAAACGAACCCCATCACATCTGGTATGGCGGCCTCCGGGCTCGTCAGGCAGTCCGTTGATGATTGGCTGAACCAGGTTGACTACTCGGGCCTGAACTCCGGGCATTACATGCCGACAGCTTTTGCGCTGAACTTCATGAACTTCATCAAGCTGGTCAACGGTGGAGAAGGGGAGCAGAACCTCACACCGGTGGTTCATCTGGCAATGCTCGACGAGATCGCCGGGAACAAGAAACGGATCGCCAACCTGTGTGCTCGGGGCATGGCCAAGACCACATTGATGTTCGAATACCTGTTTCTCTACATCGCCGTGTTTGGAGAGATCGAAGGCTTCGGCAAAATCGACGGTATGATCTACGTGTCCGACTCCATGGACAACGGCGTGAAGTCAGCTCGCAAGAACATTGAGTTTCGCTGGAACAATTCCGACTTCCTTCAGGAATGGCTTCCACACGCGAACTTCACTGACGCCTATCTCGAGACCCGGTCCAAGGAAGGCAATATCCTGGGCTGCAAGATGTTCGGTGCAAAGACCGGTCTTCGGGGCACCAAGATCTTCGGCAAACGTCCTGTGCTGGCTGTGCTCGATGATCTGGTGTCGGATGATGACGCCAAGTCCAAGGCAGCGATGGAAAGCATCAAGGACACAGTCTATAAGGGCGTCGATTACGCTCTGGATCCACGGCGCCGCAAGACGATCTTCAATGGCACCCCGTTCAACAAGAACGATATCCTTTATGAAGCTGTGGAATCCGGGGGCTGGCACGTCAACGTCTGGCCGATCTGCGAGCAATTCCCGTGCAAGAAGTCCGAGTTCCGCGGTGCCTGGGACGATCGCTTCACCTATGAGTTCGTTCTGGATCAATACCAGACAGCTGTGGCCACAGGTAAACTGGCAGCCTTCATGCAAGAACTTATGCTGCGGATCTCGTCTTCGGAAGAACGGCTGATCCAGGACAGCGAGATACGGTGGTATCGCAGGCAATCTCTGCTGGCGAACAAGAGCAAGTTCAACTTCTACATCACCACCGACTTTGCCACCAAGGGCAAGCAACACAACGACTTTTCGGTGATCTCCGTCTGGGCCTACAACGCCAACGGGGATTGGTTCTGGGTCGACGGGATCTGCAAAAAGCAAACGATGGACAAGAACATTGATGATCTATTTCGTCTGGCTCAAGAGTACCACCCTCAGTCTGTGGGTGTTGAAATCTCCGGACAACAAGGCGCCTTCATCCAGTGGATCCAGAACGAGATGATGACCCGGAACGTCTGGTTCAACTTCACTCAAGGCAAGAACGGTGAGCCCGGTATTCAGCCGGAAACGGACAAGCTGTCCCGGTTCAATCTCGTGGTTCCCCAGTTTAAGGCCGGGAAGATCTATTTCCCCGAGGAGATGAGGGCGACGAAGATCATGGGCGAGTTTATCCAGGAGATCTCTCTCGCAACGATCACTGGCTTCAAGTCCAAGAATGACGACGCGATAGACACCATATCCATGCTCATGTATCTTAAACCCTGGAAGCCAAGCGAAGACGCTCCCATGTCCCAAGGCCGTGACCGGCGCTGGGAACTGGACGAGGACGACGACGACGGCCACTCCCCAATCTCATCTTATATCGTCTGACCCCTTAAGGAGCGCCCGCCATGAATGTCGGTGAATTCTTCACATTGCTTTCTTACGGAGAGCTCAGCAATCTGATCATCGGCGGAGAGGGCTCAGGTGAGATCCCCGCAGAGCATCACTCCCGTATCCTGACGCTGACCCAGCATGCCTTGAAAGGGCTCTATAGCCGGTTCGCGCATAAAATTGATTATGTGACCTTGCGACAGGTCGAAGGTCTGCACCGGTACGATATCCGAAAGACGCACGCAGTCACTGACGCCACCGTGGGCAACACATCCGAGCGGTATCTGATCGACAGTGCGCTCGAGCCTTTTCCTGGCGAAGTCGTCAAGATCGTCTCTGTCCGACCGATCCATGAAGAGTATGGTCTGCAGAAAGATCTGTTGATCAATGACGTGTCTGATGAGAGCGAACTGAAGGCGCTGTCCTACGACCAGCTCTATTTTGTGAATCCAGAAGCAGGCAAGGAATTCCTGCTCGAAGTTCAGTTGAACCATCCGAAGCTGACCATCCCGGCAAATCGTGATGAGGATATCTTGCTGGCTCCGGTTCTGGAAAGTGCCCTCTCCTACAAGGTGGCGTCCCGGATCTACAGCAGCATGAACGGTGCGGAGAACATCTCCAAGGCTGCTATTCTGGATGCCCAGTACGAAGGTGTATGTAATCTTGTAACATTAGAAGATCTGCTTCAGGTCGGTTCCACCAACCAGGGTGATCGGTTCCAGATGGGTGGGTGGATCTAATGGCCATCACGGACCTGCAGTCATGGGCTGAAAATCTGGAAGTCCTCCGGCTCCCGGCCATTGAGAGCGATATCGATCTCCTGCAAACGCAGCAGGGCGAAACGTCTGGGCTCCTGTCCGCAAAGAGCCAGGAATTCAACGATCGCCTGAATGCACACACGGTCCGGATCGACGTAAACCAGACAGGCATTGTCGTTGCAGACGACAGGTCCATGGACGCTCTGACCCGTGTTTACGATGCAGAGTTGCAGGCCAAAGCCTACACCGATGCCGCTGCCCAGAACCTGCGTGACAAGATCACAGCGGAAGTGGAAGCTGCAAAGCTGGCTCTCGAGCAGTCAATCCTCGCCACATTGGGTGCGGATTTGGACGGCACCCTTGCAAATTACGACATTTCCTTTGCTGCCCAAATTGCTGAGATCGACGCCCGTATGGCACAGATCGATGCAGATCGGGCAGCATTTGATACTGTCACGGACGACATTCTGAACCAGACCGTGCCCATGTTGGAGTTGACTCAGGGCGGCCTGAACAACGACATCACCAATCTGCGTGGAATCGTCACAACGCACCTGACCGACTTTACCGAAGCCTCGTTGAGACAGGGTCTCGACAATGTTCTTACGAGCACAGGGGCTGAAATATCCGCTCTGCGCACGGAACTGACAGCGGACATAGCCAGCGTATCCGCAGTCTTGCAGGTCGACTATTACACGATTGCCGCAACGGATCAGGCGATCTCTCTGGCAACCACCACTCTCAAATCCCAGATGGAAGCCCCTACGGGATCCATTGGTTCCCTGTCTGCGACGTTGACAAACGACTACCTCACGACCGTAGACACCAATGCGGCTATTGCCGTGGCACGTACTGCTCTGGAAGCAGACATCAACGGTCTGTCAGCAAACGTAACCACGCAAAGCACTGCTATCAGTAACCTAGAAGGCAATGCGTCTGCAGGCTTTCTCATCAAGGCTCAAGCTGGGTCCTCCGTATCTTTGTTTGATCTGATCGCTGCTGATGGCAGTGCAGGATCTGTCTCGGTGGCCCGTGTTTCCGCACAGACTATTTTGTTGGATGGGACCGTCTACGCCCAGCACCTGGCTGCGGACTCTGTCACAGCCGACAAGATTAGTGTCATCTCCCTGGCCGCAGTATCTGGGACACTGGGCCTGTTCAGAAGCGCCACGACTGGTGCGCGAGTGGAGATCCAGGACGACAAGATTTCTGTCTACAGAGCCAACGGGACATTGGCCGTGCGTATCGGGAACCTTGCGTAATGGCTTATGGAATGCTGCTCCAGACCCCTGATGGGATGCAGAGCGTGGACACTCTGCGCAGTGCCCAACTGGTGCTGAAAGTCTACAAGACCGCCAAGTCGGGGTCTCAAGCCCTGCCGGCCGGGATCACGGCCAGCAATGCCTTCGCGTTCATTATCCCTCGAGATGGCTTGACGCCTTCATCTGTCTCCCTGTCTGGCAGTACGTTGGTCTGGACTCTACCAACCTTCAAAAGCGCAAGCTACTTCAGTGCAAGCTTCGACATACTCGTGTTGAGGCATAAATGAGTTACGGGATTCAGGTAAAAAATGCGTCGAGCGAGACCGTCGTAGATGACCAGTACCCGGTCTACGCTCTTGATGCTCAACAGACCGTCACTGGCGTGTCAGTTGGCTCCGGGCATTACAGATACGATTTGAGCTCCGCATACCTGCCGTTCTTTTCTTTGCCGGTGGGTGGCACAATCTATTGCGAAGACCGGGTGTCCTACTGGTCGAACCAGTCTTCATTGCTGATGCGTCGAGCCAAGTTGGCAAACGAGCTGCCTGCTCCGACAGGATACGGCGCCGCAGTTTATAATTCTGCCGGTCAAGTCACATGGGCCGCATCTACTTCGATCATAGCGGTCAAGGAATGCCTAGTGGCTCCCAACAGTGGCACGAGCAGTCCGGGTCCGAATGTCGCCTGTTCGGATGCCTGGGTGGCGTTGCTGGCAAGCTACATCGTGCCCTTCGCACCGCAAGGACCGGGCCAGCCACCGTTCTATCTGAATGGATGGGGTCTGGAGCGAAACTCGACCACGACCTACCGGCAGATTTACCAAACACTGCAAGACTGGACCGGCGGCTATCAAGCGGCTGCTGATCTGCCTGTTATTTTCCTATCTGCCTAACAACCAAAAAACCAAAACCATGAGAGAGAACAAAATGAAAAACGTATTGAAAACAATAGCCCTGACCTTCGCCCTGATGTTTGGCACTATGGCTCTGGCCGGGGAATCCTATATCTGCAAGTCTTTCTTCCTGGGCGGATGCAAGACACTCTACACCGGCACCACCTCAGTTGAAGATGCCGTACTATACCTGGATCAGACACGTACTTTGATGGGTCAGATTGTCAACGAAACGCCAAGCGTAGCCCACGCCACTTACGATCCCAAGGCGGGCCAGGTCATCTTGGTTCAATCGCATGGATACAAAGATCGGCCCGATCTGAAAGCGGTGGCAAACCGCTTCGCACAAGCGAGATTACGGATCACTTCCATCTATCTTGTAACAGAGCGCTCTGAGGTACTGAACCGACGGAAAGTCGTGCGAGACTTTGGCGGTGACTCGCGATTCTGGGCCTTGGAAAAAGTTCGTATTCCTGGTGAATACCGTCACCCCATAACTGTCTTCAAAACAGCAGGGTAAGCTGGACTTAGAATATGTAGTGCTTTACCCTGGAAGAAGGACGACAGCCAGGCACCTTGGTTCCTGTGAGAGTACCTGCCCCGCACTCCCCTCACAGCTAACTTTCTAAATAATAGGTGCCCTATGTCAGAACTCTCACAGGATGGCTCTGCCCAAATAAAAAAGATCCGCACTCTCCTATGGGACGAAGGCGTGAAGTGGACTGTGCGCAGTTTTTACCTTGCTGCGACAGCTGCCGTCATCTTCATGCTAACCCCCGTCGGAGAGCAGGCCAGAGATGTCTGGAATGCTCCCACGAATGCGATTGAATCGGAATTGGAGAGCAAAGCCGATCGGCAGCGTATAGAGAAAGAGACCAAGGAGAAGCTTGATCTCCTTGATGACAAGATGGACCTGGTTCTCCAAAAAATCAGTCAACTGACTGGAGAGAACCGGGTGACGTTCCAGCCGGAGGATATGTCCTACGTCAAGGAACCAGCCTATTTTAGAGAACCTATCATGTTGGTTCTCTTCATTGGCTACACGGAGATGGGCTCTGGCTGCATCCTCAAAGAAGAGATCCCGCAGTTCACGGACGAGAACGACGTGACACTGTCCCTGCCCCCCCGGAAACCTCGCACCCAGTTCAGCACAACAACCGTCCGGCGCCAGTATGAGCTGGATCAACCGATTGGTCTGATCCCCGGACGGACCCGAGTAAACCTCCAACTGGAGTATGTGTGCGATGGCGAAACCATCTTCGAAAACACGGATCCAGTCTTCTACTATGCCCTGGCTGAGCGGCCCGAAGATCCGTAAGAATAATTTGGTGTGGTGTGGTGTGATTGGGTGTAATATGCTCATCACAACCATTTCACAGAAAGTAGATCCATGACCTCTGTAATTTTTGACATCAATCTGCTTGCGGCCATCACCGAACAGCGGGCCACCGATAATATGCGCTCCGTTCTTCTGGGCCTGATTGCAGGCGGAAAATCCAATGGGCTCGATCTGCCTCATCGATTGGTTCCCTATCTGGCACAGCTCTCCCACGAGTCCGCCGGGTTCAAATATGACCGCGAGATCTGGGGACCCACCGCAGCTCAGAGACGCTACGACATCCGGACGGATCTCGGAAACACCCCAGAACGTGATGGAGACGGTCAGAAATATGCAGGTCACACAGCCATCCAAATCACCGGCAGATACAACACCAGCAAGTTCCGTGACTGGGTCTGGGCCTACGTGGACAAGTCGGCCCCCGACTTTGTGGATACCCCCCACCTGATGAACACAGACCCTTGGGAGGGTCTGGGTCCGATCTGGTATTGGAGCTCCCGCAACCTGAACAAGTGGGCAGACAGTGGTGAGTTCGACGTGGTCTCGAAGAAGATCAACGGCGGCTACAACGGCTATTCGGATCGCTGCCGCAGGTACACCCGGATCGGTCTGTTGTTGCTGGGATTCAATCCAAGCGACATCGCAGGCTATCAGCGGATTGCCGGTCTGAGAGTTGACGGCAGTGCCGGTCCGAAGACCCGCCGGTCGATCCACGAGGATCTGCTCAAAGTTGGTCCCCTCTCCTTCCAGGATTCGTCAAAGCAGTTTGCTGCCGCAACCAAGCAGACAAAACCCAACACCCTGATGGAGAAAATCAAAGACTTCTTCAGGTTCTTCTTCCCGTTTTAACCTCACCTACCTCAAGGAACACACACCATGTTTGACCGTATTCTAGACCTCGCAGATCCCTACATCGCAGAAGCTATCTTCACACTCCTGGTCACCTATTTCGGCTGGGCCTTCAAATCGATCTTCAAGACCAAACAGAGCCAGGAAAGTCTGCACTCTGCCCTGAACACCGGGGTCGATATGATCACGGATCTTCTGGCGCACAGTGCTTCAGCAGCCACTGGCAAGGTCGATGTGATCGCTGACCAGATGATCTCTGAAGTGGTAGATTACACGCGGCTGTCTGTGCCGGATGCGATCAAGCATTTGAAGCCCACCACAGTTCAGTTGCGCAAGATGGCCATCGCAAAGATCCGCGGTCGTCTGGCTGATCTCGGCAAGATCTAAACAAGTCCTTTCGAGCAGTAAAATATAACAAGAGGTCGGCCCATGCGTTTTTCAGCACCTAATCCTGGATTGGTTCCACAGATCGATCCAAGAGTCGCGCAGTTGGCTCAGCGAGGCAGTTCGCTGATTGGGAACGCATGGTCCGGCCTTGAAGAAGACCAGGCAGCTCGTGATGCCCAAATCGCTCAGGCAGCCCAAAAGGGCTATGCGATGCACGACAAAATAAGCCGGATTGGCGCCGGAGATCTAAGCTTCGGTCAAGCAACTCCGGATGGCTTTGGCAGTAACGTCCCCCGTTCCCTGATCGGAACGGAGAGTGGCGGCAACTGGAATGCCCAGAACAACGAGACAGGAGCCGGAGGAGCCAAGGGGCACTTCGGTATTTTGCAGTTCGGACAGGCCCGCCTTGAAGATGCAAAACGAGCCGGGGTTATCCCGAGCTCGATGACGCCACAGCAGTTCAAGCAGAACCAGCAAGCTCAGGTCGACGCTTCCAACTGGCACTTCAATGACATCGACAGCCGCATCCAGAAGAACGGATATGACCGGATGGTTGGTCAGACCATCGGAGGTGTCCCCATTTCGATGAACGGCATGAGAGCCATGGCTCACCTTGGTGGTTTCGGCGGCCTGTCCAAATTCATTCAGACCGGGGGGTCCTACAACCCTTCGGATTCCTTCGGAACCTCACTGGCCGCTTACGGCAAAACACACCGCTCATAACGGCTGAAAAGGTAACCCAATGCAAAACGAGCCAACATACGAGTCCCGCGACAAAGACGTGAACGTCAAGATCACCGATTGGAAAAACGAGCCCACTGTCCTGGATCTCCAGGATGATCTGAAGATCGCTCAGCCTTCCCATGACCTCCACGTCTCGAAGGTGAAGAAGTGGATGGAGCTGCGCAATATCGAAGGCAGCACCAAACCCAAGACCGGAAAAAACCGATCGAAGGTTCAGCCCAAGCTGGTACGTCGTCAGAACGAGTGGCGGTATTCTGCGCTGTCGGAACCCTTCTTGTCGTCGGAAAAGCTCTATGACCTGGCTCCCGTTACCTGGGAAGACGAGAAGTCTGCACGCCAAAACGAACTGGTTCTGAACTGGCAGTTCCGCACCAAGATCGACAAGGTCAGCTTCATCGATCAACTGGTTCGTACGGATGTCGACGAAGGCACGGTCTATGTCCGGACCGGCTGGAACCGTGAAACCGTCATGGAAGAGGTAGACGCCCCGGTCTGGGAATACACATTGGCTCAAGACCCGATGTATCTCCAGCAGCTGCAGATGGCGATGCAGACGATGATGAAGGATCCAAATGGATTCCTGAACCTGCCTGAAGAGATGCAGGAAGCAGCCACATACTCCGCCGAGAACGCCGTTCCTGTTCAGGCCCGGATCATCGGGACCGAGAAGGTCAAAGAAGAGAAAGTGGTGAAAAACCACCCCACAGCCACGATCATGGATTACGAGAATGTGTATCTTGATCCTGCGTGCGAAGATGACGTGGATAAAGCCGGGTTCTGCATTCTCTCCTTCGAGACATCCCATGCCGAGCTGAAGAAGGATGGTCGATACAAAAATCTCGACAAAGTGTTGTGGTCAAGCAACACACCTCTGAACCAACCTGATCATGCCAGCCGTCTGGATGGGTCTGTGCAGTTCAAGGATGATCTGCGCAAACGTGTTGTGGCCTACGAATACTGGGGCTTCTACGACGTCTACAAGACAGGCGAACTGGTTCCCATCGTGGCTACCTGGATCGGCAATGTGATGATCCGGATGGAAGAGAATCCCTATCCTGACAAGAAGCTGCCTCTGGTCACCATTCCGTATATGCCTGTGCGCAAGTCGGTGAACGGTGAGCCTGATGCTGAACTGCTGGAAGAGAACCAGGCCATTCTGGGTGCTGTTACCCGTGGCATGATCGACCTAATGGGACGGGCTGCCAACGGTCAGACAGGTTTCCAGAAGGGCTTGCTCGATATTGTGAACCGTCGGAAGTTCGAAGGCGGGGACGACTATGAGTTCAATCCAAGCACCCACCCCAAAGGTGGCATGCACCAGCACACCTTCCCGGAGATTCCCAACTCTGCACTGACGATGTTGCAGCTCCAGAACCAGGAAGCAGAAGCCCTGTCCGGGGTCAAAGCCTTCTCTGGCGGCCTGTCCGGGGAAACTTACGGTGAAGTGGCTACCGGTATCCGCGGTATGCTGGATGCCTCAAGCAAGCGTGAAATGTCGATCCTGCGCCGTCTGGCCTCGGGCATTGAAAAGATCGGCCGTAAGTTTGCGTCGATGAACGCAGTCTTTCTGTCCGACGAAGAGATCATCCGTGTCACCAACGACAAGGAAGGCTTCGTCAAAGTTCGCCGTGACGAGCTGGCCGGTGAGTTTGATCTGATCGTCGATATCTCCACAGCTGAAATTGATGAAGCCAAGGCACAGGACCTGGCATTCATGCTGCAGACCATGGGCAACAACATGGACTTCGCCATGACGCAGATGATCCTGTCGGAGATTGCACGTCTCAAGCGGATGCCTGCTCTGGCCAAGATGATCAAAGACTTCCAGCCGCAGCCTGATCCACTGGATCAAAAACTCAAGGAACTGGAGATCGCCAAACTGGAAGCAGAACTGGCCGAGATCCAGAGCAAGTCGATGCTCAATGAGGCCAGAGCTCGGAAAGAAGCATCTGATGCGGATCTTAAGGATCTGGACTTCCTGGAGACAGAGTCCGGAACCAAACATGCCCGTGATGTCGACAAGCTTGGTGCGCAGGCAAGTGCCAATCAGGACCTCGAAATCACCAAAGCAATCCTTGATCCGGAAGATCAGGGCAGCAAACTGAGCAATGTCGCTGGCGCTATCACACAGAAAGAGCTTTCAAAGCAATTGACGTCGGTAGAGTGAGCGTAATAGTATAACTCACACCACACCACATCAAACCAACCCGCAAGGAAATGATAATGTCGAGCATCCAGGAAATCGAACTGTCCATCGAAGAGGCAAAGGAAAAGATCTCTCGTCGGGACGCTGCTCTGAAGTTGAGTGGCAATCGCGAGTTCAAGAAATTGATCCTTGACGGGTACTTCAAGGAAGAGGCTTCCCGCCTTGTGTCTTTGATGGGTGATCCCGCTGCCAAAGATTACCGGGACGATATTATCATGGATGCTCAAGCCATTTCGTCCTTCCAGCAATACATGCGCCTCATCGTACAGATGGGCAATATTGCGGAAGCCGAACTGAAGGCTCACCAGGAGATCCTGGACGACGAGCGTGCAATGGACGAAGAGGTAGACATCTAATGGTCGACGTCAACTTCGATACCATGTCCGACGAAGACTTCCTGAATTCGAGTGTCCCGGCACCGACGGACAAGGAAGACTATTCGCATCCGGAATCCACTGGCTCCACGCTGGAGGATCGTCTTGGTTCCCCAGTGGAAGAAGAAGCCCCCTCCTCCGCACCGGCGGAAGAGGACGAAGGCTCTTCCAAGGAAGAGAGTCACACCACACCAAAGCAAACCAAAGCAGAAGAAACCCCTGCTGTTGCTGAGGAAGGTGCCGAAGAAGAAGACGAGGATGATGCAAGCCAGTCCGAGCAGGACGACGAAGCATTCTCTGGAGATGCCCCCAAGAAAAAAGACCCCGATCCGGCCGAGGCTGAGAGCGCCAAGTCGGAGGCGGCAGCCGAAGATGAAGGTGCGGCAGCCGACGGCAAGGACGGGGATAAAGCTCCTATCGATTACAAGCAGGAGTACGAAAAACTGTTGGCGCCGTTTAAAGCAAACGGTCGAGAGTTCAAAGTGAACTCCCCCGATGAGGCCGTGCGTCTCATGCAGATGGGCGCCAACTATACCAAGAAGATGCAGAGCCTGGCTCCCAATCTGAAGTTGATGAAGATGTTGGATAACAACGATCTTCTGACCGAAGACCAGGTTTCCTACATGATTGATCTCGCGCAGAAGAAGCCGGACGCAATCCAGAAGCTTCTCCACGAGAGCAAGATCGATCCCCTTGAGATCGATGCCTCCGAGCCCGGCAACTACCAAAAGGGCAATCACAGCGTCTCCGATGAAGAGATGGCATTCCACGACGTACTGGGAGATGTAACACAGACTTCCGGCGGCAAGGAAACCGTCCAGCACATCGACAAGACCTGGGATCAAGCCAGCAAAGCTGCCGTGTTCAAAGAACCAACGATCCTGGCGATAATCAACCAGCAGCGTGAAAATGGTGTCTACGATACCATCACCGCGGAAATTGATCGCCAAAAGACTCTCGGGATCATCCCGAACAACACACCATTCCTCGAAGCTTACAAGCTGGCTGGCGACAAGTTGCAGTCCGAGAATGCCTTCGCTCCCAAGGAACCTGAGACTCCTCAGACTCCTGCGGACACCGAAGCTCCTCAAGTGATTGAAACCCGCACAGCCACACGGAAGCCAACCGTTGCGAATGGGGAAAAGGCAAAAGCAGCTTCGCCTGCCAAGTCTACCGCAAAAACCCCGCCACAGTCATTTAACCCGTTCGAAATGTCGGACGAGCAAATCATGGCGATCACATCTCCCCAGGGCTGATAAGCCCAAGCAAGGATAAGCACCGTGTTTAAGTATAACGACCCCGCCGGAGGCACGCCCTCCGCAATCGAAGGTGCTGGCTCCGCCCAGATGAACACCTACTTCTGGCAGCGAAAAGCGCTGATTGAAGCTCAGAAAGAAGCGTTCTTCACGCCCCTGGCCGACGTTGTCTCGATGCCCAAGCACTACGGCAAAGAGATCAAGGTCTATCACTACATCCCTCTGCTCGATGACCGCAACGTCAACGATCAGGGTCTGGATGCTGCTGGTGCCACAATGGTCGATGGTAACCTCTATGGTTCCAGCCGTGATATTGGCGCCATCAACGGCAAACTGCCGACACTGACTGAGAACGGTGGCCGGGTGAACCGCGTTGGTTTCACACGTATCCAGCGCAGCGGTACGATCAGCAAGTTCGGTTTCTTCACCGAGTTTACCCAGGAATCCCTGGACTTCGACTCCGACGAAGAGCTCTACATGCACCTCAGCCGTGAGCTGGTCACCGGTGCGACACAACTGTCCGAAGCTGTCCTGCAGAGCGATCTGTTGGCTGGTGCTGGCGTTGTGGTCTACACCGGTGCTGCAACGTCGGACCTCACAGTGACCGGCGAAGGTGCCGATGTGTCTGTGGTCACGTACGAAGACCTGATGCGTCTGTCGGTTGTTCTGAACGACAACCGCACACCCAAGCAGACCAAGGTTATCAGTGGTTCGCGGATGATCGATACCAAGGTCATCTCTTCGGGCCGCGTGATGTATATCGGCTCCGAGCTGGAATCGATCATCAAAGGTATGACCGATCTGTTCGGTGACGCTGCCTTTATCCCAGTCAGCAAATACGCTGCTGGTGGTACGGTCATGAACGGTGAGATCGGTACTGTCGACGAGTTCCGTATCATCTCGGTCCCTGAGATGCTGCATTGGGCTGGTGCCGGTGGAGCTGTGACGAGCAACCCTGGCTACCGTGCCTCGGGCGGCAACTACGACATCTTCCCAATGCTGGTCGTTGGTGACCAGTCCTTCACAACCATCGGCTTCCAGACCGGTGGCAAGATGATGAAGTTCAAAATCACCACCAAGATGCCTGGCAAAGAGACCGCGGATCGTACCGATCCTTACGGTGAGACAGGCTTCAGCTCGATCAAATGGTACTACGGCACCATGATCCTGCGTCCGGAACGTCTGGCCGTGATCAAGACAGTCGCCAAGGTCTAAGACCTGACGACGAGAGGGAGGGGCTAAGGCTCCTCCCTTTTCCACTCACACCAAACCACATCGCACCATAGCGAAACATCCCCGAGGAAATCCCATGTCTGACGCCGAAAACACCACCCCTACCCTGTCGAATGGTCCCGATGCAGAAGCATCGAACGAGACTGAAGTGAGCACCACAACAGGTCTGACACCCGAGCAAGAGCTCGAACTGCTCAAGTCGAAAGCCGACAAGATGGGCGTGAAATACGGTCCCCGTATTGGCGTCGATACCCTGCGTAGCAAGATCAATGCTGAGCTGTCCGGGGAAAAGTCCGACGAGAAGGACAACGATGAAAACGAGGGCGAAGCTCCTGCCCTGACCGCCAACGAGATCCTGGCGAAGAAGCGTGGCGACATGGTCAAGAAAGAGCTGCGTATGGTTCGTTGCCGTATCAGCAACCTGAACCCGCAAAAGAAAGACCTCGCAGGCGAGATCTTCTCGGTGACCAACAAGTACCTGGGCACAGTGAAGAAGTTCATCCCCTACGGTGAAGCCACGGACGAGGGCTACCATGTGCCTTACATACTGTTCCAACAGCTCAAGACCCGCAAGTTCCAGTCGATCCAGACCAAGACCGTGAAAGGTCAGATCCAGGTCAAGCGTCGCTGGGTCCCCGAGTTCGCTCTGGAAGAGATGGATCCCCTGACCCAGAAAGAACTGGCATCGCTGGCCAACAGCCAGGCAGCTGCCGGGGGTATGTCCGAATGAGCTTGCTGAAGAACAAGCTGACCCCTGATGACCTTCAGGCGATGGTTCTCCACAAAGAGTTCTTTCGCCCTGAAGGCAGCACCCTGACAGTGTGCGTCATTGAACTGAACAATGGCTGCACTCTCACGGGAACCAGCAACGTCATTGATCCTGCGAACTATGATCAGGATCTTGGCGAACAGGCGGCCTACTCCAACACGGTGAACCAGCTTTGGGAACGTGAAGGCTATGCTCTGAAACGGGACATGATCTCATTGGTGGAACGGGCTGCCCGTGCATCGCATATGGCCAACAAGCTTTATTGCGAAAGCCTTGGTGACACGTCCCAACTCAACTGGGATGCCGCTCCGGATTGGCAGAAGAACAGTGCCCGCATGGGTGTTCGGGCCATCATGGAGAACCCGGACATGACCCCAGAAGAGAGTCACCTATCCTGGCTCAGCCAGAAATGGGCAGACGGTTGGGTTTACGGCCCGGTGAAGGATCCGGAGACCAAGGAACACCCCTGCATGGTTTCATATTCCGAGCTGCCTGAAGATCAGCGCCGCAAGGGTGAGATCTTCGGCACAATCGTACGCTCCGTGTTGGCCCCCGTTTAGGGCCAGCACTTCACACCAAAGACCACCACACCACATAAGGGTTGAGCCAGATGTCTATCGACGGAACTTCAAACGACAACGCCGATATACTGGCAAATACCCTTTTCGGGACACTGACGGCAGGCAATGATTTTTCATTGCCTGCCATTAATCTATCCGGACCAGAATTTACGACGCCATCTGAAACTGGCAACGCACTCTATGCCGACATCACCAAGCTGACTGAAGCCGATCTGACCGATCGGAACGTGAACGGCAGCGGCTTGTTCGATGGTTTGATGCAGGCGATGAAAGCCCACATACAGGTGGAATATGAGAAGGGTCGGATCACTGGCGAGGAGTACGCCAAGGTCTATATTGCAGCGATCCAGTCTGCTCTTGGTTCCTCTGTTCAGTATCTTCTGGCAACTGATCAGGCCTATTGGCAAGCTGTCATGGCTCAAAAGCAGGCACAGGCTGCCGAAGTCGGTGTGATTACAGCACGGCTCCAGAACGAAACTGCCAAGGCAAATCTGGCATCCGCTCGTTTGCAGACCCAGAGTGAAGCTGCCAAATACGCTTTGGCCAAGATCCAGTTGTCGACCTCGGACATTCAGTATTCCTTGCTTCAGGCTCAAGTGGCTCAGGCGGAATATCAAAATGCCAGCATCCTGCCGGCACAGTTGGCTCAGCTCCAAAAAGAGACCGAGCGTCTGAACTACGAGCTGGTCAACATGATGCCCAAAGAGCTGACCCGGATCGACAAACAGATCGAGCAGGCCTCTGCCCAGATCTCGATGACGGCTGCTCAGAAGGATCAGGTCCTGTACCAGACTTCTGCTTTGATGCCCGCACAGCTGCTGGGGATCCAGGCCGAGACCGACGTTAAAGAATACCAGGCGACAACATTGCTGCCTGCCCAGGTCTCTGGCTATACGGCAGACACCACAGGCAAGATCTTCACCAATGACTTCCTGTTGCCTGCCCAGCTTGTCTCTCTCAATGAGCAGACAGAAGGCCACCGTGCGAAGACGTCGGAGACCCGGATGGATGGGGTCACTCCAATTGCAGGTGCGATCGGCAAGCAGAAAGCGCTGCATCAACAGCAGATCGACAGCTACAAGCGGGATGCTGAAGCCAAGATCGGCAAGATGCTACTCGATACCTGGATCACACAGAAATCCCTGGATGAAGGTCTGGCGCCGCCGACAAGCTTGACCGATGCCAACATCAACACTGTGATGGGACACCTGCGGACAAACCTTGGTCTGGGATAAGTCATGGGAATCTTTTCCAGCAAGACCAAGACCTATGTAAGCTCCACTGTTTACAACCTGGCCGGAGATGAAGATCTTCGGCCAGACTTCCTTAAATCGGTCATCCTTGGCACAGTCATCAGAGGATCCAATCAGGGAATTGGTTCGGTACTGGCAGCTTCCTTGTTCAGCGGCACTGGCATGCGTCAGCGTCGTTTCTACAATTGGGCCCAGACCAACTATGATTATGGCATGCCCGAAGCCACCATAAGTGCTGCAAGAAACGTGCCTGCAGATACTGTGCGTGCTGGCATGTTGGGTGTGCTGGGTCTGGCGTCGAACCAGGAGCTGCGTGTCAGCACCGCGGTAATAGACGCAGCTGATGCAGATTATTGGGCCGAGTTCTGGGTCATCGAAAACCGTCCAGAGCTTGGTGAAGATGGTTGGTCTGCGGACTTTGACCCGGCCACGGCTGAAGTAATCATCCGAATTCCCGGCGAACCTGATGTGCGTTTGCCTGCTCCCGCCGATCTGATTTGGGGACTGAGCAACGGTCCTCTTGGTTCATCGCGCAAACTTCTGATCGCAAACTACGAGATCCTGACGCAAGATCCAGTCACGCTGAACATCACACAAAGCGATCCTGCTCTCTTCGTTTATCGGATGGGTTCGGGAAACGTGACCTTCGACACTCTTGGAACCAACGAGGTGACACTCGTTTCCACGTTCAATGGCAGCAGCACGACAAAAGGCTTCTATCCTGCAATCCCCCTGCGACTGAACAACGTGTCGATCCGGGATATGCCGGACAAGTTCGACAACGTGAAGAAGGGATACAGGAAGCTGACAAGGTCTTCGATCGATGATCTGTTGGACAGCATAGAAGAGAACGACAATATCGGGGACATCGATTACTGCTTCTTGGTTCAAGGAGTAGATCTGACATCGCAGGATCTCACTGCGAAGCAGTATCTCTACACCTTTTTCAAGTCTCTGATTGATGAGCAGATTTACTCCAAGCAGGATCTCAACGCATTCCTGGACAACACGGAAGACCAGGAAAGCAGTGTGATCCAATGGGAACGTTGGCTCACTGCGCATGATCAGAGTGAGCCAGGCAAAGAGTATCATCCCTTGCATGGGGGACTGGCGCCTCTGTTCCAGAACATAAATTCCAAGCCAAGCACGAATGAAGTCCGGGTACACAGCACTGCGCTGTCCGAATTTGATTACCGGATCCGTTGGCAGAGCGTTACTGAAACACTGCACGTCGGGAACGCAGGCAGGTTCGACGGAGACCAGACACGTCCTCTTTTGAAGCCTGGAGAGTTCGGATTACATGCAGGCAACGACGTGCTCTTCAAAACTGGCTCCTTCAATCCAGACGGACTTGTCGGTGGGTTTATCAGCGAATTGCAGGGCATTCCGAAGATCTTCATGCTCAAGCAGTATGCCCGGTTCCGATATTCCAAACTGGAGATCCTGGGGCTCCAGCACCGCAACTATGTGTACCAAGGTCACAGCGTCACTCTGAATGCGGCCGATGCTCTGACAAGCACGGAAGAGAAAGCTGGTGAGTCCGGTTTCCTGATCCCCCTGCACTATCCTACTTTGCAGACTATGGGACTTTTGAAGAGCACCCAGTTGAGCAGCTCCTCAAGCTATCTGGTTTTCAACACATATGTGCAGCAGAAGATCCGGTGGTATCAACGAGGTCTCTTCAAAGTCATCCTGGTCATTGCTTCGGTGGCTCTGTCTGTGGTGTTTGCTCCAGCGGGCATGGCAGCAGTGGGTATTCTGGGCACCAACATTGCAGTAGGGACTGCCATTGGCATTACGGGTGCCATGACAGCGGCCATCGTAGGCGGAGTGGTGAATGCCATCGCAGCCTTAGTTTTGACTTCCATCATTTCCAAAGCCAGCGTGAAGCTGTTTGGAGAGAAGTGGGGCGCCATCATCGGGACAATCGTGTCCTTTGTTTCTATGCAGTATGGATACGCTTACGGCTCCACAGGGACCTTCAATGTCGACTGGTCAAAGATCATGAATGTGGACAACATCATGAACCTGACCAACTCCGTATCGAACGCCTACAGTCAGTGGCTCAATGCGGACACAGCCGACATCTTTGCCTCGATGGAAGAGGTCAAGACCAACTACGAAGGCGAGCTCGAGAAGATCGAAAACATGGCAGATGAAATTCTGGGCATGACGGCGGGGATAATTGACCCTATGATGTTAACAGACGCCTCCGAATACCTCGGAGAAAGCAGTGAGACCTTCATGGGTCGGACCCTTCTGACAGGCAGTGATATTGCCGAGTTGACCCACTCCATGATCGAGAACTTCACTGACATTTCTCTCGAGCTTCCCAAGGCAATTCGCTGAGCCGGTCAAAGCGAACCACCCCATATCACAGCAACCCACATTACCGGAATTTCGGAGGCACCAATGTACCCCTATAACCAACCTACATCTGCAGGATTGCAATTCGGGGCCATGGCTCCGCAAGGTCCTGCACCGCATCCCCTTTACGCACCACAGGTCGGAGTGAACTCTCCCCTGCAATTCGGGGCTTCAGCTCCGGCACCAATGGCACCGGCTATGCAGTCGAGAGCTCCGACAGTATCCACGCAAGGCTCTTCGATGGATATGGTGACAGCGGACGCTATGAACACCGCCGGTGGAGCTGTTCCAGAGGGAGCGGCTGGTGGTATTGGCGGCATCATGATGAATGCCGATGGCAGCCTGAACCTTAATGCCATTGGCACGATCGGCAAGGTCATCGGTGGATTCGGTCAGGTCTACGCAGGGATCCAGGCGAACAAGATCGCCAAGGACAGCCTGAACTTCCAGAAGGAATCCTACGCCACGAACCTGACCAACCAGTTGTCCTCTTATAACCTGGCTCTCGAGGATCGTGTCCGGGCACGGTACAAGCAAGAAGGCCGGTCTGGCGAAGCCGACGGGTATATCAACAAGCACCGGTTGGGAGAATAAGCCATGTCGAAACGCATCACTTGGCAGAACGTGGACGCTCCCCGATTTGGGGACGCCATTGCAGCAACGAATGTTGCCGGGAACATGCTGGGCCAGGGCTTTGCCGGTGCCGGTACGGCCGTGGAAGATTTCCAGACATCCCAACAAGAGAAGGCCTCAGCGGCAGCCGCTGCTGAGATGCTCAAATACACCGACGCGACCCAATGGGACGCTGCCATGAAAGGTGGCGGTCTCAAAGCATTGGGTCTGCCTGCACATATGGCGACACCTGATTTGCTGAGTGCGATGACATCCCGTCGTGGGGATCTGCTGGCCGATGACAACATGGCGGCTGACACTATGGGTGTCGAAGCCCGCACAGCTGCGAGCATTGATTCACACAAATGGTCGAACAAGCAGAACCAATACAACTGGGATAAGGCGATCAAGGCAGACGATACGGCCGAAGCCACTCGAGTGCTGAATGAAGAAGCCTTGTCACTGGCCACCAAGCTGAACCGGGACAACTCCCTGGTGACTGCAGAAGATCGAGACCGGGCAGTGCTTGCCGAGAATCTGGATCCAAAGATGCAGACTGCGGTTATGGCTGCGATGGGTTCCCTTCCAGATCGTCGAGGCATTTCTACTGAGGCTCAGGCAGCGACTGCCAACATGCCTGTGGTCAACGGTTTCAAAACCGGACTGGATCAACGCGAACAGGACATCCAGATCGAGGTGGCGACCAGCCCTGTCATGTCGACGTATGCTCGCGGCGCTTCGACCTTCGGGGAGAACAACAGCAACCCGGTAGGCACCATCAAAGAGAGGCTGCGGGAAGACTTCCCTGGTTCCGATGAGGAATTCAGCAGCTCCCTTGGCGATCTGCAGGGTTCTTATACCAGGCTGCAGGAAGAGTACCCTGCTCTGCCTCCAATGCTCATTGCGCAGGTTATGCGGGAAAACCTGAAAGAAGATCAGTGGTTCGCTGGCTGGCGGGATGGCGGCAAGCTGGATGTTGACTTCGGCGCTGCTGGAAAAATTCTTAAGGAGTTCAGCAAAGAAGGGTCCCTGCAACAGATCCGGACCGAAAGCTCTGCTGTCGATGGCAGCATCAGAAGCATCAACGAACAGCGCCGTAAGTTCGAAAGTGCCGAGAACGCCTATCAGATTGCCCTTACGAAACGCGATGAACCTGGCATGGAGCGTGCCATGAAGGCGATGGCAGATATTGCTCAGAAATCTGGCGTTGTCACAGAAGGAGATGGCGGCAGAACTGGCGATGGTATCGTGAATGCGGGTACAGGAAGAACAGCTCCTCCTGGACCTGGGGCTATGCCAGTGGATCCGGTAACTCCCACTTTGGCAGGAATGCCTGATGGTAGGGGCATCGTGAATGCTGCTCAACAAGGCGCACCCGCCCCTGCACCTATGCCACTGGATCCAAGGATTGTTGCGACCAACGCGGGGATTGAAGATTTTGGAAGAGGTGTTGTGGGGGGTACAACCGATCTTGCGAGAGGTGCCGGAAAGACCGTGAAAGGAATCGGGGGTCTATACGACAAAGCTGCGCAAGGGTTCAGTGATACACTTGCTCGGGGTGTTGGCGTCATTGCTCCTGAAACTGGCAGTGCCATGCTGCAGGCCAACGATGATTTCCGGGCCGGGACTGGCGAGATAACTCCCACTCCTCCAAGCATGCCGGATATTCCAGCAAGTTCGGTGACTTCAGAATGGGCATCCAGCAACCCAGTGGAAGCTCTGAATGTGGTGGCTGCTGAGACAGGGTTGTCTCCAAGTCGGGCTCGCTTGCTCGAACAGGTGGCCACATCCCTGCAGACCGGGGTTAATCCTACCACTGGTCTCAAGCTGACAGCGGCAGAACGTGCCAAGGCCAAGGAAGATCTGAAAGGTATGGTGGAAGCCATGCGCTTCGGAAACGGACGAGGGCCTCGAGAAGAACTCCCAGCATTTGACGCAGTTATCAAAGCAGCTGAGAAACAGTTGGCTAAGTAATAGACTAGCTCAAATATATGGTGAATAATGGCGGGAGATCCTTACAGGGTCTCCCGTCTTGCTTTAGAGCAAACCACGTCACACCACTTCACACCAAAGCGAACCCATTCCAAGGAACCTTCCATGTCCCAGACCACCAATCCGTCGTTGTTCGCTTCACTGGCTCAATATGGAGCTGATGCCCCTACTGAACTGGCCATGGGCACAGAAGTGCCGGCAACGAATATGGGGTCTGCTGCGAAGAAGCCGAGCGTGCTGGCTGCCACTTCACAGAAGGCTGAAGGCGTGCAGCTGACAAGCCTGGCAAAGAAGGCATTGTTTGGGACACCGGAAGAGCAGCGCTACATTGCCACTGCTGTCCGGGATGGAAATGATCTCGCTCAGGATCCAGGTCTGCAGGACATCATGAACCTGGACGAGTTGTCCTGGGGCAACAAAAACGGATGGGACTTGGCTCAGGCCAAGGGAAGTTTCGCTCAAGCCTACCGTGAAGTAGGTGAGCTGAAGAACCGGGAACGTACGAACACACAAGTCGCAACGGATGCAGCGATCAGCACAGGGTTGATGGCGGCCAATACGATTGCCAATGCAGGCGCTCTGGCCACCGGTGCCGTGGATGCCGTTGCTTCGGGAAGCGATGATTACAAGCCAATCACCCCGCGCATTTCGGAAGCTCTGGGAGACTTCAATGAATGGGGCCGCAGCTTTCAGAGCGATCTGACACAGGACCGCAGAGTTCAGCACCAGATCGAAGGTGAACTGGCTGCCGCGGATTCCGAGACGGCTTACGAAGCGGATCTGGCTGAGCGTGCTGGTTCCAACAATGAATTCTCCAGAACAGTGGCACCCTGGATCCGCAAGACGGGCCGGGACTTCGGTGACGCTGTGGCCAACTATGCCGACGATCCGATCATGATGGGCGAGCTGGTGCCTGAAGGTGTTGGTTCCCTGCTCCCGATGACTGCCGGTATCAAGGCTGCAGGCAAACTTGGCGCCATGTCGAAACTCACGGCTCAAGGCATGGGCAAAAAAGAAGCGGCCGCATTTATGAAGACCAAGGAAGGTCGGGAATTGCTGGATGCCGAAGCTGTTCGTGCAGCCCCTGCTATCATGGGCGGCGTCGAGAGTGGCAGTGCCTTGGTTCAGACCCAACAGACCATCATGGGGATGGAGCCAGAAGAACTGGCAGGCACCCCGGATTACGATGCTCTGATTGCAGCAGGCAAATCCCATGAGGATGCCAAGACAGAACTGGCACAAAGCGCAGGGACAGTTGCAGCGGTCACAGCTCTGCCCGGTGCTCTGGCAGCCGGTAAGGTTGCAGCTCCCTTCGCAGCCAAACCCCTTTCACTGGGCCGGACATCCAATGGCACTGGTTCCAGCCTCATGGCTGCCGGTCGCAATGTGGGAAGCGAAGCCGTCGAAGAAACACTTCAGGAAGCCAACGCACAAGTGGCTTCAAACATTGGTCAAAGAGAAGGAGCAGGACTTGATGTCGATCTGGATGAAGGTGTGGCCGCAGGCGCTGCACAAGGCTTTCTCGGCGGTATCGCCACAGCTGGACCCATGCAGGCTCCAGCAGCTGTGGGTGGCTCAATTCTGGAAGCTGGTCGGGTTGCCGGAAGGATTGGTGCTGCTGCCATCGATGGACGGGAGGCACAGCTTGAGCGTTCCGCTGATCGCACTTCAGGTGCAGGTTCCAGCGCCCAACAGGAAGCCGGTACTGAAATCCGTACAACCGCTGATGCCATCCTGGCAGAAGTCGCTCCAAAACAGGGCGAGGCAGACAACGCCCAATCTCAAGTCATCCGGGACACCGTTGCCAAAGCAACCTATCTCGATGCAGACGAGGTTGAAGCTTACGCTGCTCAATTCCCTGAAGTCGAAGAGGCTCGCGCAAACAGCAAAGACGGATCGGTAGAACGGTCCGTTGCCATTCAGGCTGTGGGCAATCTGCTCAAAGACAAGGACATTGCTCCCGAAGGCAAGGCACAAGTCGCGGTCTCGGTGATCCAGTCGCTGAATGATATGCGCCGGATGGAGTCCACCGAGATGCAGGAAGCTCTTGGTTCCCTGCCGGAAGACAGCAAGCTGCGCACGGATACTGACTATCTGAACGATCAGATCAAAACGATGGCCAGCTCTGCTGCCGTGAAGGAAGCCACCAAAATCATCGAGGGCATGACACCTGAGATGGTGGCCTCTGTGCTGCAGATCGATGAGATGAAGGCCGGGAAACTGGCTCCAGAAGAGCTGGAAGCAGCTCAGAGTTTCCTGGAGATTGTTGGTAGCATCAATCCTACGGCCGCAAGCCTCGAGCAGTATGATCTGGTTCTGGATCAAGTGGGTGGTGGCAAAGGCAAGAGCATGCTCGCCAAGTCCCTGAAGATCACACGGGACATTGCTGCCAGCTTCTTTGAAGCGGATGAAGCCAAGAAAAGAATTGAAGATCACCAAGATGCGGTGATTGAAGATCTGCCGGAGAACCAGAAGAAGGCTGCCAAAGGACGTCGCTGGGCGACAACCGACACGGTACGTCAGGACATACTGGTTGACGGCAACAGCAGGAACAACATGCCTTCCCTGACGGCACATCGTCGGACATTCTCGGAAGCTGTGGCTGCGGGACAGATGGAAGATGCCATGGCAGCTCTGGAAAGTCTTGGCGGTTTTGCAGAAGGCATGGCCAACAAGATTGGCGCCTACAACCGATCGGCCCAGGAAGGAAAAGGCAAACCCAAGCCGTTCCAGTCCTACGGCCCATTCGGCGCGTTTCAGGACAAGACCGGGGTGTATGCAAACACCCGTGCTCCGAGCTCTGTGGCCCAGGTCTCGGAATCCTGGATCGATGCGAAGACAGTGGCAGCTCTTTACAACAATATGCTGCAAGATCCCCGAATGGGAGATGCAGTGTCTGGTCTGAAGCCCATGGAGATCCCTGACCTGGATCCATCCATCAAGGCTGCCGCGGCAAACTTGGACTTCACACCAAAGCAAAGCGACCCAACCCAAACCAAAGAACCCACACCTGTGGACGAGGCCGTGACAGCTCCCGTCGCTGAGCCCGCAACCGAGGAGGTTCCGGATTCCCTGGTCGATACCGGGGACACGTTCACACAGGAGACGGAAGATGAAACCCCAGGAGGAGAAGACTCTGGATCTGGAGCAGGAACTGCAGATACTGGAAGCCGAGCAGGCGTACTGGAGGACACCAAAGGTACAGCACCATCTGGAACAGAAGGAACGCAAACGCAGGACCTGCGCAAAAAAGTTCCGGTTCAAGAAGCGCAAGATGCGCAGCCTACGGTAACTCCCAAGCAAGAAGCAGCTCCGGACACAGCGACAGGGCTCAGTCTCAAGGAAGAAGCCTTGAAGGCCGAAGACGCTATTGCAGAGGCTGCCAAACCATCTTGGTTCGAAGGGCTGAAAGATCGCCTGCTGAAGAATGCCAGTGGGGTGAACCAATTCATTCAGAACTTCCGTATGCGCGAGAACGCATCGACGATGACCCAGTATGAAGATCCGGCTGCCTATCTGATGGAGAACATTGGTTCCCTGATGACAGATGAGAACGGTCTTCAGCGGGAGCTATCCGACGACGAGAGGTCTTCGGTGAACGAGATCCTGAATAAATGGGCACCGGGCTTTTCGAACAAGTTCATGATGGAAGTCCAGAAAGCGCTCACATCTGTGCGCAACGAAGACGGTGTCAAGAAGGGCGAGAAGGCCCGAACATTGATGACCATGCTGGATCGTGTTCCCGATGCAGGTGGCAAGGACGTGCTGAGCTACTCGAACGGGATGCCTCTGAACTTCCTGATCAAAGAGGAGAACGGATCCTACGGGGTGGAGCCAGTAGTCATCCAGGCCACACAGATGGCTTTGCTCGAGTGGATCATGAAGAACGAAAGCCGCGGTGCTCCGTTCATGAAAGACGAGGACATCTCGAAGATGTTCGGGATGGGCCGCAATGGTGTCGTCACCGATAAGATGCGCAAACTGGCACAATCTGGCGTCAACGTCCAAAGTGCCTTGTCCGAGATTGCCACAGGTATCGAACGCCTGCTGGGCACGGAAGCCAAGTTGGATATGCCTGCCAACATGACCCAAGGCATGTTCCGCTCGATGGCGGCCACAGCTTTGGAGATTGCTGAAGTGGGTGGCATGGTCACTCTGAATACAGAGACCGTCACAGTGCCGAAGACTGCTGAACTTCCCAATGGTAAGAAGACAATGTCGACCATCAAGGTTCCAGAGAAGTTTACTGGCAAGAAAACACTGGATGGTCTCAAAGCCATGCCGGACATTTTCACCCGCATCTTTACAGACGGTGGGGACAAGGAACGCTTCATCGGGGAGGCGCCTAAAAAGATCTCCAAGACCCAGCTGAAGAACAAGTTCGGCAAGCTCTCTGAGATGGAGCAGGGGGTTATCAAGCGACTGCAGGACACGCCGTTCTATGTGAACAGAGCTATGGTGAGTTTCCTCGATGCTCTGGGCGATGACACGTTCAAAGATCTGCTGGGCTTCAAAGAGATGGATCCAGCTGGATCGAACCCCAAGCATGCCACGAGTGTGGATGGCAAGAACATGTCCCTGACCCGTGGGATCGCCGGTGTCCGGGGATACCTTGCAGAGATTGAAGCACTTGGTTCCTCGGTAGACGAGACCCCGGTGTTCTTTTCTTGGATGATCTCCAAAGTGGGACGTCTGCAACAGCAAGGTCCGATCACGCCTCAAGGTGACAAGATCATGCGTGAAATGATCATGGCCACGAATGCGACGATCAATCTGACAGATACGACTTCGGAAGATATGAAGAACTTCTGGCTGGCAGTGGCCCAGTCGGCAGATATCTCTGTGGAGAAAAAGAACCACACCAAGTCGATCTCAGAGGTTCAGGACCTGATGGCATCGCAGGAAGGCTTTGCTCCGGCACTGGAGATTTTGAGCGAGTGGCTCGACAAGGCTGACGGTGAACCAATGACGTCCGAAGAGCGGACCGAGTTCGCAGATGCTGTGCGCAACGCCAAGGATGCCAGCGGAGATCCTGTCAAGGTGACCGAGAAGCTGTTGCACGCTCTGGTCACAGTGGCCCGCATGCAGCAAGCCAAAGCGCTTGGTGGGGAGACCGCTTCGCAGTTCAAGACTGCTCTGGCTCTGGAAGCGGATGGCAAGACCGATGGTCCGGTGAACGCAATGATCCACATGGGTGTGGGTGAGTTCACTGCTGATGAGCTGAAACGCTATGCCAAGGGTGGCCTGTTCTTCACCGATCAGGAAACGACTTTGAACGACCACATCGAGAATAACGACAAGGAAGATCTTTACCAGGTGGCAGCCAGGATCTTTGAAAGGAGCTTGGCAGAAAACTTGGCTGCGATGACCGGGGATGATCAGAAGATTGCATCTTCTTTGATGCGTGTCATGGACACCTTCCTGCCACATTTCTCTTCTGGGATCACAGTGTCCGATGAAGGCACGACCTTCGATCCTGACGTGAAGCGTAATATCACCAAGAACCCTCTGACTGTGTTCCTCTATGGATCCAGCGAAGGCGGTATTGCAGGCAAGATCGTGAGCGCAATGTTGGAAGAGTTCCACGTAGCTCTGAACGATCTGGCACAAGGACAGCAAGACAGCACCTATACAGACTGGAGAAGCCACCCCAAGTTGGGACGCAAGAGCCCTGACGGAACCTACTTGGTTCAGGACATGATCAATCTGCTGGGCGGAAATGCAAAATCTCCGGCAGCCCAGTCATTGGCCAAGGCTCTCACAGATCCCACCAATAAAGCCGCTGAGCTGAACTCAGAAGCTATCAAAACGATGGAAGAGAATGTTCTGGAGTATTTCGGGAACACTCTGACTGCGGCTGTGGATGAAGCGACAGGCAGCCTTCGAAAGAACATGGTGTTCACCCAGAACCTGGCTTCGGTACAGACAGCCATTTTCCAGGACGTCTTCAACCAGGCTCTGAAAGAACGCCAAGAGAAGCGCTTGAGTGATGGCACTCTGCGCAAAGGCGATATCCTGTCCGAGAAAGAGCTTCAGGAAGTCTTCGAGGAGACGATGAAGATCGCTCCGATCTACGAGACAGATGCCCAGGAGTTCCACATTTCTGCTGGTTCCAAATACAGTTCGAGCACGGATGTGTCCAAGTCCCTCTCCGGCAAACTGGCGTCTCAGGCAACATTGCCTTCGCCGTCGGATGCCAGCGTCAAGGTCTCGCCTTACATGACCATCGGCACCGGTGACGGTCGTATGATGCTGAACATCTATGCCAATGCAGACGGATCTCTGGATGCGTCCCTGGCCGTGTTCGATGGCGTGGAGATGTCGATCAACAACGTCACAGCCGGATCCAAGCAGGTGAATAAGGGATCCTTTGATGGCTGGATGGACAGCAACATCTACCGTTCCCTGGCAAACGGGTTCAATCAGATGGTTCCATTCATGTCGGAAAAGGAGTTCGACAAGCTGTCCAAAGACACCAAGATGAAGCTTGGTCGTGCCATGGGCTTCGATAAAGGTCAGCCCGGTACACGCAAAGGTCTCGCCAGCATTCAGCGAGATGTGGAACTGATGGCGGATAAGTCAGAGGCTCGCAAGAAGGCGATCAAGCGGATGCACAGCTGGACCGATCACATGGCATCCGGCATGGCTGCCCATGAGAACAAAGGCGAAGTGGCCGGTATCGGGAATCTGATGGAGTTCCAGGCAACTGCTGACCGGATGAATGAGATCTATCGTGAAGAGCTCGCCAAGATCGAGGCGAGCAAGAAAGAGAGCAAAGAACGCCCGACGATTGAAAAACCGAACCCGGATCTGGAAAAGAAGATCCAGGACTTCGGTACAGAAGTGCCAAACCATCCTGGCGTAACAGCCATGAATGGCGGCCACCTGTTTGCAATCCTTCCGACTGCGAACCAGGAACTCAAAGATGCTTTGAGCAAGACCGGGAACTTGTCTGACACAGCCTATTTCTTCGGTACACCGGAAGCATTGAGCCAGATGCGGGATGACATGTATTCCGATCTGCCGAAGCGGGAGATCCAACTGGGGCAAACCCATGTTGGCGCCAATGTTGTGTTCATCAGCAACGCATCGTCAGAGACAATCCTGCACGAGATGCTGCATGCCCAAACGAGCCGCACCTTGGTGGATCACTATAATGATCCGGACAACTCCCCCGATCACATCAAGAGCGCCGTGAAGCGTCTTGAGCTACTGGGTCGGGAAGTCTTTTCCATGGATCCGGCATCGCTGCCGCAAAAGAACCAGGCAGAAGCGCTGGACACTCTGAAGACAGTTCTGAGAAACATGCCCGACGATCCTGCTGGGCGGTTGTCGGAACTGATCAGCTGGACCTTGACGAACCAGAACCTGATTGAGCTGAACAGCAAGATGAAGGTACGGAACCGGTTGATACTTGCTGGACGGGCTGTGCTGAAAGCTCTCAAGGATCTCTTGGGTCTGTCGTCTGTTCCCGGTGATACCATCTTCTCGAACATCCGGTTCAACACGGAAATCCTCATGGCACGTCCCAAAGAGACTGTGCTGGCGGAAGGGGACGTGAGAACTGACACTGTTCTGGATCAGGTCTTCGGGGATGACGTCAGACTGAAGCGTATCGAGCGGCGTTTCATGGACCGGTTGTCTGCCCATCTGGATGCGCAGCGTGAACCAAACGAGACCAAGGAACAGAAGATCATCAAGAAGCGTGACGTTGCGAAGCTCAAGCTGATGTCCACGAAAGCAGCCGAGCATGCGATCCACCAAGGCTTCTCGATGAACCTGAGAGAGAGCCAGGCATTCAAAGCGGTCCATGCTGCGATGATGAGTGGCATGCCGATGGATGCGTCAACCACACGTTTGGCAAACCGTTTGTATGGCCATGTTCTGAAGAACGTGAGTGTCGACTCTTTCCTGGAAGCTGAAGGGCTGACCCAGGAAACAGCGGATACCAACGACATTGCGATGGCAACACGTCGTCTGTCTGCTCTGACCGGGGATGCTGGACTGCGCACAACTGCGGACGGCCGCACAGATCTGTTGGCCACATTCGTGTCACTGGCTCTGGTGGACGATACCTTCCGCAAAGTGGTGGAGAAGATCGATGCTCCCAAGGATGTGGAGCTGAAGTGGAACTCGGTCGACGATGCTCTCAGAAGCCTGGGTCAAACCGTGGTCAACCTTCTGATGCGGATGTCGCTGACCAGACTGAAGCAGCCCAAGAAGGTCGGGGCTCAGCTGGACGTACTGGCAGACACCCTTTCCGAAGTTCAGGGAGAGCGTCGCTTCATTGCCTCGTTCCTGGAGCTGCGTCTCATGGATCGGGCCGAAGGCTATGTGGCAGGGAAAGTGGCCAGAGGCAGCGAAAAAGCTGTGGCGAGCCTGCAAAAGACACGGGAGCGTTACATCGCAGCCAACAAGAACCGGTTGGTGACTGGCGCCTTGGGTGCTGCAGAACTGGTGGCATCCTTTGGTTCAGCGAAGACATCTGCTGATGCGGTTGAAGGTCTGACGACCATGTTGAACCACACACCCAAGATGGCAAGTCTGCGGTCCTTGATGAATGACCTGAAAGGTATGACGGCTTCCAATGCGGATCTGATGCGACTGATCAACCCGGTTAAGGCCATGATTGATGCTATCCGTCAGGACTATCGGGAGAACATCCCGGTTCATCTGGCCAATGCGTTCAACCGCAAACTGACCAAACAGGAATGGTCCCGTTTGTTCACAGCCATTGGCCGTGCTGATGTGTTGGCTCTGGGCCGTCAGAAGGCACTGGAACTGTTTGCCAAGCCAGATGAGGTGGCTCAGGCTATCGCAGCTGAAGAAGAGGTCCTGGCAGGGCTGTCCGGGCCTACGGCGAACATCTACAAAGCCAAGGCGAAAGCCCTGGCCGAGTACATGGTCAACCGCAAGGTCACTTCGAGGAACCTTCTGCGCAATGCAGAAGCGATCGCCAATCTCTATGGGGAGACCAGAACACCCAACATCCAGAACGCCGGCCCATTGATCGCATCGATCGACCGGCTGACGTCTCTCTATGCGCTGGACAAGCTGGACGACCAGACCAAGAAGACTCTCAAGGAGCTGGCCGAGAAGGAACCAGATGGGATGAAGACCCTGTCCGGCTACCATGCCAACACCCGTCAGATGGAGATTGACCGGATCGGTGATGGCCGGTCGGAAGATACGGAAATGGCGACCAACAACGGATGGAAAGGCTATGTGCCTTCTACCATTCAGGAAGGGACGTCCCTAATCGTGGCGGATGACACGGATCACGCTGAGCTGGTGAAGAAAGGCTACACCCGTGTTGGGAAATATCTTGGCGACAAGAACGAAAACAGCAAAGGAACCAGGAGCTACTATCGGTCCTCGGTTTCTGGAAGAAATGCGTTTCGTCAGGGTGTGGCTCAGACGGTTCATGCCACTTATCAGGGGGTGGATGCCAGGACCGGTGTTTCCAAGACTGGGGACATGGCCGGTGTGCTGGTGGGAACTGCGGTCAAATATGCGTCCCGCAGGAGAGCCAATGATCTGACAGCTGGTCGTGTGGATGGACTTACCGCGGGGAACTATCTGCTGCCGATTTACAATCAGGATGGCAAGGTTGTGGCTTATGAGCGTCCGATGGATCCAGAAGTGCTGGTTGGGCTCGATCGGGATACGCACCTGGGTCGTATGCTGGGTGTCTGGTCGGGTCGTATTCTGGAAGAGAACGAGGCTGATACGTTCAACAAGACCTTGGTGGAGACCCTGAAGAAGATCTACGACGAGCAGACCGGACCCA